TTAAAAGTTGCGCTAGGTGGTATGCCGGGGAAATACATGGCTACTTCAGACCATCCCTTACAGCCTGCATTTATACGTGGTTACACGATTCGATACGGCGTAAGCGTTCAATACAATTTTTTTCTCGAAACAATAGCTGCTAGCTGTTTGTTTCGGGATGGATTTACAGGGTTTTCTGGGACGGTCAGTAGCAATGCAATATCTCTGTCAGACCTTGGATTGCCCGTCAAGCCGGACGGTATCTCTTTCGAAGTTCTGGATGTAAATAACGACGGAACACGCCGTCTCTACCTGGCTAGATACCAAGAGACCGCTGGGAGTGGATTCATTGGTGTTGGTGGGATGCTTGAGTTGCGTGTGAGTGCGAGCGGCGCGAACAGCTTTCAAGCGGAACTGTCCGTGGTTGCACCTTGGGAGCGAATACAATTCGAGACTATCGACAGCAGTCGAACAGATGTTGACCCGAATACCCATACCCGCTTTTGGCGTGGGACGCCGGAGGACCCAGACGGCCCGTTCAATGAAAGCAGTGGAGAGCCGCCACCCCCGCCATACCCGGGGCATCCGTGGGCGCCTCACGTGTATAGAGTTCTAATCGGAGAGTTTTCAGCATCACTTCGCGCAAGGTCAACTGCTGGAGCGTGGTATGGATTGTCTGGCTCCCTTGAACTAATAACGCTCGAAGTTTCTATCGTGTCAACGATGTCGCGCTCGGCAGGTATCTCTGGCGATCACATCTCATTTAGCATGACCGAAGATATTTCGTTTTCCTACACCTTGAGCTCTTCTTCCGGCGGGTCCTCAGAGTCGCTGTACAACTCGCTTTCTACGAGCGGGGTTCTTAATGGGCCTGGTTCTATCCAATGGACTGACAGCATCACTGGTCAAAGTGTCGCGAGTGGATCGGAGTCTATTAGCTTGGGTGATATATACCTGCTTACTCCTGATGTTGGCGACAGTTATGCGGAAGGATTGGACTGGTCGTCGCCAATTGAGCTGTTCCCGGGGCGTCCGTCGACGATAAGCGACCAATCTGCGTGGCCGGTGCTTAGATACTCAAACAAGCTTCTAGGCCTTTTTTTCTATCGTGGTAGAGACCGTCGGTTTGCTGGAGTGGCTCTCACCCCGCATGGCCCCCACGGATCGCGTCAGGTTGATGTGGATGTTAGTGGCTTTTCCCCGTTAGAGATGGAGGCGTGGGGCAAGGGCTCCTACAACCCTCTCACCGGCGACGCTATACGCAACGACCCCAGCGCTTTCTATTCCTACGTTTGATCCCTCCAAAGGAGAAGCCGCATGACGCCGGCCTGTGTACCCCTGCGCATTGAAAAAGGGGCGACGTTCCGCGACACGATGCGGATCATGCAACCGAGCCTGGTCTATCGGCCGATCACCCAGGTCGCGCCGACTGCTCCCGTCCGGCTGACCATCCCTGGGCACGGATTGCCCGGCACGTGGCTGGCATGGATAGATGGCGTCCAGGGCATGCCCGAACTGAACCGCGCCCGGCTTCGGCAACTGCCTCACCGGGTCGCGTCCATCGACGACAACACCGTCGAGATCAACCTGCTTTCAGCCGTTGGGCTGGCGCCTGTGGGCGGGCAATTGATCTACCAGCCACCCGTTGACCTGGCTGGCGCCGAGGTACGGATGCAGATCCGCGACGCGCCAGGCGGGACTGTGCTGATGACGCTGGCGCTCGGCTCCGGCCTTGAGATCGCTGGCGCCGGAACGATCTCGCGGGAGATATCGGCCTCCGATACCGCGGCGTTGGCATGGGCGTCGGCGGTCTACGACGTGGACGTGACATACCCAGATGGCACGGTCCATCGCTACTACAGCGGACCGATCACTGTGAGCCGTGGGGGAGGGTGCGATGGATGACGCCGCCGAGCCCTGGGCGCTGGCGATCGAGGTTGATTGCGAGCCGCTTGTGCTCAGCGAGATGCAGGAATACGCGGTCACCGTGACGCCGCCGGCCGATGTGCTTGTGGTTGTTGCGGGTGACCAAGGGCCTCCCGGGAGGGATGGCGTAGACGGTGCCCAATGGGGCGCGACTGATTGGTGATGAAATGGCCCAGATTCGATTTTTCAAAGTGGCAACCCTGCCGGGTACGCTGGAACCCGATTCGTTCTACTTCGTCGAGAACGGCAGCTACTCGGAGTCCTACCTGACGAACAGCGCGGGAGTCGCGCGCTCGATCGGCAACAGCGCGATGATCAACGCGCTGATCAACGAGGCGTTGGCCAGCTTGCCCGGCACCGTCACGCCGATCCTGTTCGTTGCGGATATCGCCGCCCGCGACGCCCTGGAGCCGGAGGGAGCCATTTTCGTCCTTGTTCAGGACGCAAGTGCGGACCCTACAGTAGATGCCGGCGCGGCGTTGTACGCCTGGAACCCGGCGACCAGCGCCTGGCTGAAGGTTGCTGAATACGAAAGCATGGACGTCGAGCTCAACTGGGACGCGATCAATGGGCGGCCGACCTCGACGCCGGCGCAGATCGACACTGCCGTTTCCCAGGCGCACACGCACGCGAACAAGTCGACGCTGGACAAGTTCGGTGAGGCTTCTGGCCTGGTGCGCTTCAACGGCCAGCCGATCCCGGCCGAGTGGAATGGGACGGCTTGGTAATGGCCGTCCTCCAGACCCACAAGGTCGTCGCGCAACTGCCAGCCGCGCTGGAGCCGAACGCGATCTACTTCGTCCGGCGCAGCACCGGCTACGACCAGTTCGTCACCAACGGCGCGGGCGTGGTGGTGGCATACCCGATGAACGTCCGCATCCCCGCGGCTGTGCCGGGCTATCTCGCCGACGGCTCCACTCTGAGGCTCACGATGAATCCTGACGGCCAACTGCTGGCTTACACCGCCGGCGGCGCAACTCTCAACCTGCAGGTGCTTTTCAATGGCTGATGTTCGACCGACGAAGTTGCAGAACGAAGGAAACGGCTACGGCAGTCTCCGCGAGTTCGCCGACGGCGACACGGTGCCGCTTGCCCTGGGCGGCACTGGCGCTGCAACCGCTTCCGGCGCGCGCTCGAACCTGTTCGATCCCCGGTTGCAGAACTTCAGCCTGCTGCTCGGTGGCGTTGACCAGCTTCCATACCAGACGGGACCGAACAGCTGGTCGCAGACCCCGCTGACAAGCATCGGCCGCGCGATGATCGCGGCATCCACTCAGGCGAACGCCCTGAGCTACATCGGCGGCGTTCCAAAGAGCCTGTCGTCCAACCGAACCGTTTCGGACCCGAACACCGTGCCGGACGAGTGTGGATTCTATGGCATCGGCGCCGGTCCTTACTCGAACTTGCCGCCAGGCATCGATGCTCTGAACCCCATCGGATCGATGCTCTATCACCATCCATACGACGTCGCGACCGCAGTGCAACTATTCGTGCCGCGGACCTCGAACATCCTGTATTTCCGCAGGAGGGTCGCCGGGGCGTGGCAGTCGTGGGTTCGCGTGCTGTCCGACGCTCAGTTGCTGGGCACAGTGGCTCAGTCTGGAGGAGTCCCGCTTGGGTCGATATTGGAGCGAGGCAGTAACGCGAACGGGCAATACGCCCGCCTCGCCGACGGCACGCAGATTTGCACGATCAGCCTGCTTGGCGCCAACGACCGCATGGCGAACACAAGCTACACGCTCACATTGCCAGCGGCGTTCACTCCAGATTGGACCGTTGGGGTATCGGTATCCTGGGCGTCGCACGCAACGAACCCCGCAACGTACAACGGTGTGAAGGTGGCGTATGCGAACGGCACCTCGCTGACATTCATCCTGGCCGAGAACCTCACGACAAACCGTTTGATCTTTTCCTGCATAGGGAGGTGGTTCTGATGTTGATCAAGCTTTCGCCGTTTGTACCGCTGCCCGGCGACGGCGTTGAAATGCGCGTGTCCGTTCGAGGGGATGCCCTCACTGTGAACGGTGTCGAGTTCGATTTTTCGCCATTAACGGAGGGAGGTCAGCTACCTGGCGCGGCGACTGGTTCGTCCTGGTTTGAGGGAGTGATTACCCGCCAGGCTGGCCGAATCGAACTGACGCTGCGTCTACCGCTGGCGCCTGACGCAAGCGATGCCGCTCGCTTCCCGACTCCCATCGAGGTTCTCGAAGGGGATGTGGAGTTACCGCGATGATCGACTGGGGCCACATGAAGACGCCTGAGCAGATCCTCGAGGAGCAGCGTGCGGCAGTGCGAGAGCAGCGCCGCGAGGCCTATACGAAAGAGTCTCTGCCGCTCTATCTGGAAGCGCAGTATCTGGCAGCGGTCGGCCAGGGGCCCGCAGATCTATCAGAGTGGATAGCGAAGGTTGCAGAGATCAAGGCCAGGTATCCGCTGCCTGAGGCTGATTAG